TGACCAAGCAGACACAAGAAAAAAAATAGTAGGTAATTTTTCTAAAGAAAGTAAAGGAGAATCAATATATCCATGGCCAGAATTAAAGGCCACAGTTCTTAATAAAGAAAATATAATTATATATCCAGGTGACCCTGATTTTCAAACCTTATTAGGTTCAGATAATTCAGTTAGATGGCCTGAGGTTGCATTTTTAGAAAGCTATATTGGTATTGCAACCAACAAAGTTGACCCGTTAGCGGAAAAAGAAAGTGGTAATAGTAAAATTACCAATCAACCAGAAAATGATGTTGATATTAAAAAAATAAAAAAAATCAGCACATCAAATGCTATTTCTAGTATCATACCATATGTTAATAAAGAACCCGATTCTTTTTTATATGAAATATATGAAAGGGCTTTCAATTCTACTTTAATAGATTCATTCAATGCATATAGTATTAAACAATTAGTAGATGTAGAGTTTAATAATATATCAGAATCGGTTAAAAACGAAGGAAGTCTTAGAAAAATATTAAAAGAAAATGTTACCAGTAAAACAACATTAATTAATCAATTAAATAAGTTATCTCCATTTGAAAAATATGCGTATTATAAAGATAACTTACCAACAACGAATTATTTAAAGGCTTTTTATGAGGTTCAATCATTTAATATTGAACAATATCAAATATCAAATGATTATAATGATAAAAAATCATTTGAACTTTTAGATACAGAATTACAAAATTATATTCCCGAAACATATAGAAAAAATATATATCCGTTTTCTTCAAATACATATTTAAATTATATTGAAACAGGTAGAACATCAATAGACGACAATTTATTAGATTGTAAAAATTTTTTAAATATAGACACAACACAAGGATTTATATCAGGTAAAATAGATCCTAAATTTTGGGTTAAAAATAGTGGTGCAACGGTAAATTTATTTTCACAAAAGTTTAATGTAGTTGATACATCCACAAATATTTTAAACACACCTTATTTTCACAAACAATTATTTTCAGATTTTAATGATATTACAATTAATAGTTCATATGGAAAATATGCCGGTTCGGCTTATCTTCTATTAAATTCATTACCATTTGTTGGTTTAGATGAAATAAAAACTGAAAATGTTAATAAAGTTTTAGTTTCTTCTTTATTTAGGGAAATTGGTTCTTCACAATATGTTCCATATCATTTAATGTTAAAATGGGGTTCCATTTATCATAGATATAAAAAATACTTAACCGAAGGAAAAGATATTTTAGGTGACCATTATGATGGTCTTGGTAATTTAACAAAAGAGGGTTGTATCACAACTGGATTTACAACGAATACAATTGACGGATCGACATTTTTTGATAATGGGAATGGTTTATTATATCAAATTGATACAAATTTAATTTCATATAACGATACAACTATCGGTATTTTTCCACTTATAATTCCTATTACAGGACATAAAAATGTTGGTATTCATCCCTATTATGACGATGTATTTCATAGTATAGTAAATGGTTATAGTTATTATGATTTTGTAACCAGCGGCACAACTGGTTATACCGAATCAATATCAAGAGGAGTGTTAAACGTAAAAAATGATGTAAAAACAAGTACTGGAGGAACATTGAATTATTGGACACAATATGTCGATAATTCAAAATTAGATTCAAAGGATACAAAATTTACATTATTACCATCCGTGGGTGGAAATACTCGTATAGGTGAAAAAAAATCAAAAATAAGTGAATCTACAAGTTCAAATAATACTTTTTCAATTGAAGAACAAAATTACTTTAGAATTATATGGGACGATGAATTATTAAATGATAATTTCAGTGGAAAAACATTTAATTCACCTATTGAATGTGAAACAACAATATCAGGGAGTTATGGCATAGGTTCAAATTATAAAAAGGTAATGGATTTAATTGCCACATTCAGTCCTCCAATATTAGATGAATTTGAAAAATATTTTCTAAACTTTGCTTCTGAAAGGTTTAATTTAAACGTATCTGATAAACCGTTTCAAAATGTTGTTTATAGTAATTTTCAAGATTTATTAAAAGAAATTGTTACGGTAACAAAAAAGACAGACGACACTTCTATACAAGTTCAAGATTTAAAAAATAAACAAAAAACTAATTTAGAGAGTATCACAAATTTTATTTTATCAAATAATAATTTAATTAAAATTACAATTGGTAATCCTAAGGAAATAGACCCACACGTTTTAGTCGGTTTTATTGGTAAAAATAAAGATAATAGTTTTACATATAAACCATACGAAGACCCAACCTCACCACAAAATGAATTGGAAAGAAGAAATTTAATAAAATTATATTTAGGTGTAGAACCTGAAAATTTTTCAGGATCAACAAATGGTTGTTATGAAGATTTTTTTATTGATAACGATGTTGAATTTAGTGAAGAAAATTTATTAATTTTTAGACCCATTATTTATATTTATGCTGGATTTAAAAAACTTAATTTAACAAATAAATTATTTAAAGACTATCTTAATGAAAAAATTTTTACAGAACCAGGAAGGGCAGATGAAAGATTGGATAGATTTTTACAAGAATTGACATTAAGATTTAAAGAGTTTAATTTTGAACAAGACCAAACAAAAATTGATTTTTTTGATGGTTATAATAACAAACCATTAAAGGTTGAATTATATAATTTCTTTAAGTCCATGAATGATAAATGGATAGCGGGAAACTCAATTGGACAGAAATCGTTATTAGAGGAATTCTTATTCTTAGATAAAGCAAATAAGGATATTGGTAATGATTATTATTTTGATATTACAAGGTTAAAAAGTTTGGGTGACCCCAAAAACGTAAAACAAAGTTTATATGGTTCCATATCTGTTTTATTACAAGGAACTGGATTTGATATAAGAGCACTCCCATCCTATATAAATTTCTACGGAACCAACTTTTCAAACACACCAAAGTTAACTCCGTCTAAAAAAATTGCTCAGAATTTATTCGGAACATTTTTAGAGGTCGATTATCAAGAGTCATCACCTAAAATTATTATACAGTATGTTGGTAAAAATTCAACACGTCCAGATATGCAAGACAACAGTAAGTATAAATTTACTGATGATAGTTTTAATATTGGAAATGTTAATAATAACCCAATTATGATAACATTACCTAAAGTTTTTAAAACGGGTGATTTAGCTAAAACAAATAAAGTTGTTGCATTTGAGGTTAGTTTTGGTGACCAAAATCAAAGTATATTTAAAGGTGTTACATTAGACCAAGCAACAATAAAAAATACAAGTGAATCTTTTTACGTATTAGAAAATTTGGCAAGGTCTGAATCAGGTTCAGCATCACATAATGTGGATATTGGTTTATATGATTATTATAGACAAGCGGCATATTCATGTGATGTAACATGTATGGGTAATTCAATGATTCAACCAACAATGTATTTTTATCTTAAGAATATTCCAATGTTTAAAGGAACATATTGGATTACTGAAGTTTCACATTCAATTAGAAATGGTTCTATGACAACAACATTTAAAGGGTCAAGAATGCCATACACGGCGTTACCTGACTTGAAAGATTCATTTATGTCAAGTTATAGAACGTTATTTGACAAAATACAACAAAAGGCGGTTAATAGAATTAATGGTTCGGATAAGGTAACAACAACAAGTCAACAACTTACAACATCCAATGGAACATTCACATATGATCTTGGTGACCCTAAATATCATGTTAATGGTGAGGTAACCACAACGGAGGCCGATATTACAAAGTCAGGTATTCCATATAATGGTTTTAATAATTCTAGATATATTACACAAGTAACACATCCATCGGGTACGTGGTTAAGAGCACAAGCGGTTACTATGGGTGAAAAAAACTATATGTTAAATAACGATTCAGTTATGTCAATTATATCAAAATCAACCTCTCAAGCAAAACCAACTGTAACATGGGAGACCGCTTTTAAATATACTAACGAATATCAATTCTATACAACTAAATTCGTAATGGATAAGATTAGTGTCTCTGGAACTACAACAACATTTTTTAACCCAAAAACAAATGGTAAAACAGTAAAAGTGGAGACTGTATTTGATGTCGATAGAAGTAATAACCCAACAATTCCTCAAAAATTCTCAGGACCTATTGATGTAATGAAAGAAACGGAACCATATGGAATTGCGTTATCAAGTAAATTAATGAGAGATTTAAAATTGGAAGAGGGTCATATAGTATACTTTAAAATTGAATAATAAGAATATTAATAAAAGTTGGGATATTTATACATATAAAACAAATATTATGGAAAATAATAGATTAAATGATACCATGGATCAGTTTTTAAACCCTAAAAAAGTTAAAAACGTATCTAATGACGGTATGGAAAGAGAAGAATGTGATATAGTAACAGGAGAATGTTACACAATCAGAGAAAAAGACGGAATCGTTGAAAGAATAAATAAAAAATACGTTACAAACGACGGTAGACAATTATTACAAGATTAATACTATGTTAGAGAAAAAATTATTAGAAGAAGTTAAACGTTTTAATGCTATCAACAAGTATAGTAAGAAAATGATTACAGAGCAAGATGCTCCACCACCTGCACCAATAGATGCACCAATAGACGCACCGACAGATGTACCAACGGATGTTCCACCACCGCCACCAGCGGGAGATATGGGAGCACCAATGGACACCCCACCACCGGCAGGTGATATGGGAACTCCTCCAATGGATGAAGCAGGTATGGGAGGAGATACAGAAGAAATTGATATTACAGATTTAGTTAACATGACTAAGAATATCAAAAACGATCTTGAAAATAATAAACAAGACAATTCTGCGGTTATTAATAAAATGGATGACGTATTCACTAAATTAAATGACTTAGAAGGTAAGTTGGCTCAAATGGACCAAGTAATGGCTAAGATAGACCAATTGGGAGCGTCGGTTGAAGCTAACAAACCTAAAAGTGAAGTTGAAAAACTTGAAATGAGATCTTTAGATTCCTATCCGTTTAATGAAAAACCACAAGAATTCTTTGCACACAAACAAGGTGAAATGAGAGCTAGTGGTAAGAACGAATATGTATTAACTAAGGATGATGTTGAGAACTATGCACCTGATGCGTTAAGAAGTTCATTTAACCCAAACGAAGACCAAAAAGATGAATATAGCTTCTAAAATAAAGTTCCTTATGGAACTTCAGGCTCAAGTTAAGATTAACCATTGGCAAACCAAAGGTTACGCAAGACATAAAGCCTTTGACAAGTTATATGAAGGATTAGTTGATTTGACAGACACGTTCGCTGAGGCCGCGATGGGTAAGTATGGTAGATTCACATTGGAGAATGATGATAAGGCACTAAACATTGTGAATTTAACTGAATTGGATTTAAAAGAGATGTTACAAACATCTAAAGAGGCGTTAATCCAATGGAATGATGAGTTCGATTCAACAGATACGGATATAATGAATATACGTGATGAAATTTTAGGATTATTAAATAAAATAACATATCTATTAACATTAGAATAAAAACAAAAAAAAATATTTAAGATGCAATCAGGATCAGCAGCAAGAACGGCTTCAAATACGGCAACAGGTTCATTAACATATATTGATGGTTTAATATCGGGAGCAACAGCTCAAGGACTATATCAAATTAAGTTAGACCCAAGATATGTGAATAGTGCAATAGTAACCACATTAACAAATTATGGTTATAAGGTTCATACTAAGAACGATTTTATGGGAACCAATAATGATTATGTTATTAGTTGGTAAGAAAAAATACTTTTAAAATAAATTAACCCAGATTTTACAGTCTGGGTTTTTTTATGTATATTATAACATAAATGATTATTAAAATTTAAATCAAAATCACATGTCTACATTTGACGCAGTACTAGCACAGTACGAAAAAAACAAAAACGCCACAAGTGGCAACAACAAGATATCCTCCGAGGATAGATTAAAACGTTATTTCACAACCGTATTACCTAAGGGTTCTAAGGGTGAAGAAAGACGTATCCGTATATTACCCACAAAAGACGGTTCATCTCCATTTGTTGAGGTGAAATTCCACGAAGTTCAAGTGGACGGAAAATGGGTAAAATTATACGACCCAGCACAGGAAGGAAAACGTTCCCCATTAAATGAAGTTTATGAAGGTTTAATGATGAGTGGTGTGGATTCTGACAAAGAATTAGCACGTAACTATCGTTCTCGTAAATTTTATATCGTAAAAGTTATCGATCGTGACCACGAAGCGGATGGAGTTAAATTTTGGAGATTTAAACATAATCACAAAGGTGATGGTGTTATTGATAAAATCTTCCCAATCTTCCGTAACAAAGGTGATGTTACCAATCCTGAAAATGGACGTGACTTAATCTTATCTTTAACCTTAACAAAGGCGGGAACAGGTAAAGAATACACAGTTATTAATTCGGTATTAAACGACGACCCAAGTGCATTACATTCTGACGCTAATGTTGCAAAAACATGGTTAGATGATGAATTAACTTGGTCTGATGTTTATTCTAAAAAGGGCGATGATTATTTGGAAATGGTTGCAAGAGGTGAGGTTCCACGTTGGGACACTGCAAGTAGTAAATGGGTTTCTAATTTAACAACAGAAGAAACTATCGGATCACCGAAGTCTTCAACTCCTGTTGTTGACCCACAAGATGACGCAGAAGTGGATGGTGATTTACCATTCTAATTATTTAACGGGGTGGTGAAATATCCACCCCATTTTTAAAAACAAAAACATGGCAGGTATTAAAAAAACAGATTTCTCGGCTATTAAGAAAAAATACTCGAAAGAGGCAGAATATAAACCAGATCGTTTCTTTGATTTAGGAGATGCTTTCTTAGACGCTTGTGGTATTCCAGGTCCAGCAATGGGTCATATCAATATGTTGTTAGGACATAGTGATACGGGTAAAACTACAGCATTAGTTAAAGCGGCAGTAGATGCTCAAAAGAAAGGGGTTGTTCCTGTATTTGTTATTACAGAACAAAAATGGAGTTGGGACCATGCTGAATTAATGGGTTTTGATAAATCTCAAGATTACCTTTTTAATAGTGATTTTGAGTATATTGAACAAATTACAGAATATATTAATGAGTTATTAGACGCTCAAGAAAAAGGAGAATTACCTCACGATTTATTAATTCTTTGGGATTCGGTAGGTTCAGTTCCTTGTAAAATGACTTACGATGGTAAAGGTGGTAAACAACACAACGCGTCGGTTTTGGCTGACAAAATTGGAATGGGTATCAACCAACGTATATCAGGTTCAAGAAGGACAGATAAACCTTATACGAACACATTAATCATTGTTAACCAACCTTGGGTAGAATTACCTGACAATCCTTTTGGACAACCAAAGATTAAAGCAAAAGGTGGAGAAGCAATTTGGTTAAACTCAAGTATAGTATTCTTATTTGGTAATCAAAAAGGTGCGGGAACAACAAAAATCTCAATCACTAAAGATAAAAGAAAAGTAAAAATTGCAACAAGAACTAAAATCTCAATTATGAAAAACCACATCAATGGTTTAGGATATGAGGATGGACGTATCTTGGTTACATCACACGGATTTATGCCAGGTAGAGAAGACGCTGAAGAGAAGAAATCTATCGAAGAGTATAAAAAAGAAAGTGGTGATTACATCAGTAAGATGTTAGGTGTTAATGTTACAGACATTACGGACGTAGAAGTTGTAACAGAAGAAAGTGATCTTTAAATTAAATGAATGTCGGTTTTACTTGTTGATGGTGATAATCTTTTAACAATTGGTTATTACGGAGCGAAGAATGTGTTTTATAGAGGAACACATATAGGTGGTATCTACCACTTTCTAAACACCTTAAGAAGGTCTTTCGAGGAATACCAATTAGACAAGATTGTTGTTTTTTGGGATGGTCGAGAAGGGTCGCAAAATAGAAGAAAGATTTATGCTCATTATAAGGAAAACAGAAGAGAAAGGGTTAGAACAGAAGAGGATTTACAATCTTATTTATATCAGAGAGATAGGATTAAACAATATCTTGAAGAACTATATGTAAGACAAGGGGAATTTGAGTATTGTGAGACTGATGACAACATCGCTTACTATACTCAAAATTCACCCAACGAAAGGAAAATTATTTATTCATCAGACGGGGATTTAATACAACTCGTTTCAGAAAACACACAAGTTTACAATCCTTCACACAGGAAATTATATTCACAAAATGATATAATCGTTTACGAACACGAAGAAATTCTCATTGAGAACGTTCGGTTAGTTAAAATGATATGTGGAGATCCATCAGATAACATTGCAGGAATAAGAGGAATGGGACTTAAAAGATTATTGTCTTTGGTTCCTGAACTAAAAAATCAACCAATTACGGTTGAACAGGTTAAAGATAGATGTAACCTATTATTTGAACAAGATAAACACAATAAGTTAATTGCAAATTTTTTAACTGGTGTAACAAAACACGGAGTTCTTGGTGAGGAATTCTTCGACGTAAACAATCGAATTGTAAGTTTGGATGAACCGTTTTTAACGGATGATGCAAAAGAGGTTATTAACCTATTGATAAGTGAATCGTTGGACCAAGAAGGTAGGTCATATAAAAACGCAATGAAAATGATGCAAGAAGATGGACTTTTCACCGTTCTACCAAAATCAGAAGATGCGTGGATTAATTTTTTAAACCCTTTTCTTAGATTAACAAGAAAAGAAAAAAACATAAACAATAACAAAATAAAAACAATTAAAGTAAGACCCTATGAGTAGAGATTACCAAAACCAAGATAACATAACTAAATTTGAGTTCTTGTTATCATTAGAAGGACACATTGTCTGTCAAAGATTTTTTAACGTTAGAGACCATGTTGAACAAGCTAGACGTTCAATGGATCTTCATTACTACATAAAAAATATTTCTGAAGATTTTATGGAAGATTTGAAAATAAAAAGTTCCAACTACCTATGTGAGAATCAAAACTATATCCTCAATTTAGAGGCTGTGGATGATACGGCAACTTTAGAAAAAGAACATTTTTTATTAGAAATAAAGCTAGGCGAAGATGTATTTATTCAAAGACAGTTTCCCGCATACCTTTACCACCCAAAGGCGAGATACACGGTAGATATTCGCCCAAGATTAAAGAGAATTTTGTCAGATTTGACAGACATTTTGTCTTCGGAAGAATTGGAAACAAGTTATTTAGGACACGAATTATAAGAAAAACAATATATATAAGAACATTATGGAAGAAAGGAATTTTGGGTATTTGGGGTTTTCGTTTCAACAATCCCTTATCAAAGCAATCATTGAAGATAAGAAATACGGAGAAACAATTATTGATGTATTAGAAAGTAAATTTTTTGATAATAACTCATTCAGATTTATTATGGAAAACACGAAGGAGTTGTATCGTAATTACAACAAAATCCCTGATTACAATACATTGGCTCAGAAAATTATGGCCGAAGGTGGTAATAAAGATTCCTCTAAAATTCACGTCGATACATTAGAAGCGATTAAAAATAACGAGTCTCAAATTGAATATGTAAAAGACACGGCACTTAATTTCTGTAAACAACAAAACTTAAAAAGAGAGTTAAAAAGTGTGCAGAGTATTATTGAAAGTGGTGAGTTTGAGGCTTATAATAAAATTGAGGAAATTATACAAAAGGCATTACAAGTTGGTATTTCCAACGATGAGGCAACAGATGTATTTCATGATATCGATGGAGCGTTAGAGAAGGATTTTAGACACCCATTACCGACAGGTATTGTGGGAATCGACAACTTACTTAAGGGTGGGTTGGGAATCGGAGAATTAGGGGTTGTATTAGCACCTACTGGTACTGGTAAAACTACCTTACTTACTAAGTTCGCTAATACCGCATATAACTTAGGTTATAATGTTGTTCAGATTTTCTTTGAGGACAATCCGGGTAATATTAAAAGAAAACACTATACGATTTGGACTGAAATTGCACCCGACAGCCAACCTGAATTTAAAGAAGAAGTTAAGGCTAAAGTAGAAGAGGCTCAAGCTAAATCTAAAGGTAGTTTAAAGTTATTAAAATTGGCAAGTGATAATGTTACCGTTTCTGAAATTAAAAATAAAATCAGAAAGATGAATTCTGATGGTAATAAAAAAGTTGATTTATTGGTAATAGATTATGTGGATTGTATTTCAACTGATAAATCTTCTAATGGTGAAGAATGGAAAGGTGAGGGTTCTATTATGAGAAGTTTAGAATCAATGACCGGTGAATTTGAAATGGCAATATGGACAGCAACACAAGGTAATCGTGAATCAATTTCAAGTGAAGTTGTTACAGGAGACCAAATGGGTGGTTCAATTAAGAAAGCACAAATTGCTCACGTTATAATATCTATTGGTAAAACATTAGAACAAAAAGATCATAATTTGGCAACACTTACATTATTAAAATCACGTATTGGTAGAGATGGTGTTGTATTCCAAAACTGTAAATTTAATAATGAGTTTCTTATTATTGATACGGAGTCTCAAAATACATTATTAGGACATGAAGAACAAAAGGTTCAGATAAACGCCAACAGAGCCGCTGAAGCATTTAAGAGAAGACAACAAGTTGCAGGAAAATAAAATAAACAAGATATTAAAAAATGAGTAAATTATTTACAGATAGAATTGCATATAAACCATTTGAATTTCCTGATTATTATAATGAAGGTTGGTTAAAACAAATGCAGGCATTTTGGTTACACACTGAAATACCAATGCAAGGAGATATAAAAGATTGGAATGAAAATTTAACAAAAGAAGAAAAACATTTAGTTGGTAATATTCTTTTAGGTTTTGCACAAACCGAATGTGCGGTATCAGACTATTGGACGGGTATGGTTACCAAATGGTTTCCAAAGCATGAGATTAGACAAATGGCAATGGCATTTGGTTCTCAAGAAACAATTCATTCAGTAGCATATTCATATCTTAATGAAACATTAGGATTAGATGACTTCGCAGGTTTTATGCATGATGAAGTTATGAAAGAAAGATTTGAGTTGTTAACAAATACAACCGCAGATTGGACTCCAAAAGATTTAGAAAAGAATCATACTGCTAGAGTTGAGGTTGCTCGTTCACTTGCAATATTTTCGGCATTTGCAGAAGGTGTGGCATTATACTCATCATTTGCTGTGTTATATTCTTTCCAAATGAGAAATCTATTGAAAGGAATTGGACAACAAATGAAGTGGAGTGTTAGAGATGAATCCCTACATTCAAAGATGGGTTGTCAATTATTTAGACATATGTGTCAAGAGTTTCCTGAATTATTAGAGGAAGCTAAAAAAGATATCTACGAAGCTGCACTAATCATTAGAGATTTAGAACATAAATTTATTGATAAGATTTTTGAACAAGGAGATTTAGAAAATCTTAAAAAGAATGACTTAAAAGAATTTATTACAAAAAGAATTAATGAGAAATTAGCGGAGTTAGGATACAGCCCAATTAAAGGTACTGAAGATTATTTTGAATTTAACGAAAAGAAAGCATCTGAATTAGATTGGTTTTATCATTTGACTGGCGGCGTTACACATACGGATTTCTTCGCAATGAGACCTACTGATTATAGTAAGGCCGGTGAAGGAGAAAATTGGGACGATATATTTTAAAAAAAAAATTAATAGATTATGAAATACTACGGAGAAGAACTCGGGTGGGAAATTGGTGTCGACTACCCTGAATGGGCAAACACAGAAATATATGTTAAAACTATTTCAAAAGGTTATTTACAAGAAGGTGAAAAACCAAAAGATGCATATTGGAGAGTTGCAACAACGGTTGCCAAAAGATTAGGTAAACCAGCGTTAGCAACAAAATTTTTTGATTACATTTGGAAAGGTTGGTTATGTTTGGCAACACCTGTATTATCAAATACAGGAACAGATAGAGGATTACCAATCTCTTGTTTTGGTATTGATGTAGGTGATAGTATCTATGAAATTGGTTCTAAGAATTTAGAATTGATGTTATTGGCTAAGCACGGAGGTGGAGTTGGTATTGGAATCAATATGATACGACCTGCGGGTTCTAAAATCACCGGTAACGGAACATCTGATGGTATTGTACCATTTGCAAAGATATACGATTCTACGATACTAGCAACCAATCAAGGAAGTGTTCGTAGAGGAGCAGCATCGGTGAACATTAAAATCGAACATAAAGACTT